CCTGGATTACCGTATCTGCACCGTATGATAAACCTTTATTTACAATATAAGGAGCATACTGTTTTTCTGCCCAATCATCTACCATAAGATCATTCTTATTATAGGTAATAGCATTAATAAAATCGAAAGGTGAGATAGCCGGAGCCTTATAAGGCTCAATAACTATTTCTACTTTAGGTTCTCCAAACATCAGAATATCATCCTCATTAGACCGATTGTGTCGATCGTTGTGAGTAGTAGGTAGTTGGCGAGCATTCCAAATGATTTCCTAGTGTAAGCAGCCCAACCGTACATAGCACAACCAGCAATCCAAATAGGATATAAACTAAGAAGTGGTGGATTAGGGACCGTGATAGCCATAGTGATACTACACCCAATGCTAATAGCCCAAGCAAGAAGCTCGACAACAAACCGTATAGGGTTAGAATTCCAATCATCTTTTATCCATTCAAACGTAGGTCTTAATAATTCGTTCATTTTAGTTCAACCGATGCCATAATTTCAGTCAGGCATGCAACCAAGTTAATCTCTTGATCAGCCACAAAGGCAGACTTATATTGGTAATCGGCAATAGTAAGTACCAACTGAGGTACTTGGTTAGTTAGCGGTACAAAGGTATCGTAGATCTTACGGAAGATAGATACAGGGTCGTTATCCAGGTTATTAACAACCCAGGTACGCATCTTTTTCCAGTCTTTTTCCTTGATAGCATCTACTAGTTCTTTCATATTGGTTTCGCCAATATTAACTAGGATACCCTCATCAATAGAACCAGATTGAGAATAGCGCTGAAGTTCATTCAACGTTCTACGGAAGTCAGGGAAATGCTTTTGTACTACTTTAGCCAATACTTTCTGATCAAAAGGAATAGACTCTTGTTCGAGGATACTACTAACACGCTTAAAGAAGTTAGCAGCAATAGTTGGCTTATCTGCATTAGGAATCTTAAACTCGATTACTGCACACCTTGAATGCAAAGGGGGAATAATACGATTCTTAAAATTACAAGTCAAAATGAATCGACAGTTACCAGCAAATTCTTCAATAAAGCCGCGCAAAGCAGGCTGTGTAGAGTTAGGGTTTAAGTAATCAGCCTCATCTAAGATAACTACTTTAGTATTACCGCTGAATGAAACGGTAGATGCAAATTGCTTGATCTTAGTACGCAATACATCAATACCAGACTCTTCTGACCCGTTAATGATCATATAGTCTGTTTGTAGTTCCTCACACAAGGCTCTGGCTACAGTAGTCTTACCGGTACCGGCAGTACCGCATAATAACATATTCTGAATCTCACCTTTAGCAACCATCTGCTTAAAGTATTCTTTCTGAGACTCAGGCAAAATGCAGTCATCGATCTTTCGGGGGCGATATTTCTCGACCCAGATAAAATGTTCGTTCATATACTACTCCTTAAACTACTGAGCCAGGTTCTGCGGCGATCCAGTATTGGAGTTGTCGTGATTCGTGTTTAAAGTGAAGGAACTTAGCTTTACCGTTAGGTGTCTTAGCAACAGTAATATCGTATGCATCAGGAATAACTTTTAAGTTTTCAACTGCAATGAATACGTCAAAGTCTTCGAACGATGTGCCTAGATTCTTCTTAAAGTTAGATGCAGTATCGTTCTTACGATCGCTTACCGATAGAGTTACATTTTGATTCTTACAGGTAACAGAGATAGTAGGTGCACCGGTAATTGCGGCCGCCTTCATAATCATCTGAATGTCTTCAGCAGTTACCTTGAACTTATAGACATCAACGTGCTGGATTTCGTTAGTAGGCGCGGCAGTTACGATCTCAGGATTCGAATAATAGTATTCAAACTTACCAGCCGGGCTTGTAATACCAACACACTTATCACCAAAATCAATCTCTTGACCTTCAGCCAACGTCCACATAGCCAGTAAAGAGTTCAAATCGTAAATAGCAAACTCTTTAGGTATCGTTTCCTTGATAGTAGCCTTGGCAAAGATATTCTTTGCATTAGAGATCGTACTTACGTTATCACCTTCTTTAAATACAATATTTGTATTGATAGAGGCAAAGTTCTTAAGCAACGAAATAGTTTCACTTCCAAATTTCATAATATATCCTTCAAAGTATTCTCAATTATATAAGCTTATGCTCGACAACGCCACTGAATTTATCGACACAGTATTGTCGTTCCTTCGCATCTAGTTCTCGAAAGCTGTCTTTCTTAAACGATGAATCACCATGGTCTCTAAAACAGACTAATAGATCTTTGACCATGATAGGATCACCGTAATGGTAGTATGATCTGTAGAAATATTCACCGTCTACAATCCAGGCAAGGTTCTCATCCATTTCTAGAGCACACTCCCGTCTAACAGCATAATTAGACGGGTTACCGGTCACGTTATCACCATTTACGAAAGCGTTACCGTACCATGGTTCTCTTGCATTATAGAATTCTGTTCTATCTTCATTACAGCATAAGAAGCCACCAATTAACCATTTACCGGCATGTAGCTCGAATGCTCTAGCAATCTTACCTAGTGCATGATAGTCAACAAAAAAGTCATCCATGTAAAGTAGCTTAACAATTTCACCCTTAGCATGTTTGATTGCATGGTTAACGTTATTAGCAGCGTTCTTCTTATCGCTTGTATTTTTTACGTATATAATATCAAGCGAGCACCTAAACATATCGATAATAGGTACTAATACATCTGTTGGGCTTTGATCCGAGATAACTACTTCAAAGTCTCTAAATGACTGAGAGACAAGATTAGAGAGAAACTCAACTAAGAATTTCTCACTCTTATTATCTTTCATTGTGTACACAGGTACACATACAGATATCTTAGGCATTAATAGACCTCAACCAATGAGACAGATCATCAATCTTTGCCAAGTTACCGCGATGATATTCAAACAAGCTTTGCTCAGTTAATCCGTTATCTTTACCGCTTAAGTTAAAGTGGTTATGACCGAACCCTCTTTGTTTATCTTTATCAGGAATACGATGTTGAATTTGCAGACGTCTTGCTAACAATTCAGGGGTTGAAATACAATTACCGAAGTGAAAGATATAAAGATCGCTGACATTAACTAAAGATGGGTCCCAATGACGACCCCATTTAGGATATTCTACTGGTTTATTATGTACACTTCGCGGTCTGCGGAATGTAGGATGTTTACTCGGTAGTACACCTTGTGTAATCTGATGCCAGAGTGGTTTATTTGGATCTAGATAACCACCTGGATTAAAATCCATAAAGGTAATCGTAGGTACAATTAATTGGCTGTTTAATGTGTCATTTAGACGATTAATATTCCCAACAAGGAACTCAGATACCGATAGTGAACAACGCCAACCGTCAATACCTCTTTCAATCTCAGTCAGTTCAGTATCAAGTGTTTCAACACCAAAGTCTGTATTCTTGGAATCGATTACTTCCCATGTCGGGCAGATTTGTTTACAAATCTCAACAGAACGATCACTAGAGCTATAATTAATAAGTATCCCATGATCAAAAATCTCCTTATGATGATTTAGCCACCAAGGTAGCAAATACTCTTCGTTATAAAAATGTAATGTAACAGTCTTTTTCATTTATAAATTTCACTAAATGTTTTAATCGATTCTACAAACTCATCTTTGTTTGTGATCTCATGTGTGATAATATCTCTGTAATCTCTAATAGCATTAGAGAACTTCATATGCATTTCAAGATTCTTTAATTTACCAAAACCGATATCAGTAATATGAATATGACCAATACGGTGTCTGTATTGTGCATACAATAGACTCGGATCATCACCCTGAGTTACAGCATTATGAGTATCTATCATTGTTTTGATATACTTCAAATCAAAGTACTGAATAAAGTCGACGACTTCTTTAACGTCATGCCAGAATTCACCACCAAAACTTTTTGATACTGGTTCAATTATAACTGTTATCTTAGTATCTTTCAACATCTTATCTAACTTAGTAAAGATGTCTTCTAAATGGTATTCCCAACCCGGTACTTTCTTTCTTAACCCCGGTGAACCAAATACCAGTTTCTTAACCCCAGTTAATTGAGCGTAAGTAATTAAGACTTGAAACTGAGTCAGTATTTTATCTATATCACTTATATCTTTTATATCAGTACCGTAAAATAGAGACAAAAATGAATACGGTTTGAGATTATATTCAGCTAAAATGTCTTTATACATTAACATGTCTTTGACATTTAATGCATGATACGGTTTAATTTTGGTTGGTATTACTTCAATGTATTCAATACCGTTTTGATATAGTTTGTGTGCGACAGATTCAATACCGTCGAATCCTAAATCAGTTACTGCGAGTTTCATTAATAAGTTCCTTCAAATAACTAAGTGATGTTTCCTTCAGGTAGAAATAGCCTGTTGTAGAAAACTTAGTTTTATAATCATATACTACTTTTGGACCCCAATCACATTGGTGTACTTCGGGGAACAGTTTAATTATTTCTCTTGTATCAAGTGGTTCCGGGAACAAATTAAAAATCTCGTCTTCTTTATAATGTCTTGTAAAGAAGGTAATGTGTTCATACAAATGATCTAGGTTATACCATTGAAAAGACGAATTAGCGTTTACCTTTTCCACATTATTACCATTTAACATATCATAGACAATATTCTTTTTAATATGCTTGTTGAATAAAGCCGGCAGCCTAAAAATGTTTAGCTTATCATAACTTAAATTTTCTCGCACTAAAATTTCAAACAGTAGTCTATTGGTACCGTAGTTTACTGTTTTAATTATTGGAAGAAATGTCTCATCAACCCCTAAAGGTGATTCACAGTATACATCAATGGTAGAAATTAAGACAACGTTAGAAAACTTAATACCTTCAAGCTGTTTAATGATGTTGTTAAGATTACTAATATCTTGTTCAAGATTCTTATTTACCAACCATTTAGCGGCAGGTAGACATGTAAGATAAATCTCATCTCCGTCTTTAGCAATAGATCTTAATTGATTAATATTACTAGAGTTAAAAGTATGATCAAACGTTGTTTGTTCTTTTAATGAGGTTCCAACTAAACCAGTATCACCGACGAGTAATTTCATTTTTTACATAATCCTCAATAACATAGATACCCTGGATCTTACCAGTAAAGCAATTAATGACATTACCTTGTTGATTGATAACTGGATAACGATCGGCAGAACTATTCTTATACTTAGCCTTTGTAGCTAAGAAGTAGTCTTTATACTTAAACTTCTCTTTGAATTCAGGATAGTATTTCATAACCCTACCTTCAAATATATCTTTATAAAAAGATACATCGATTGAATTATAAGGATAAGCTTTTAGTTCAGCGAGCGTATCAAACTTTTCAACCGGTGTCCATTTTACATCCGATAGTGTATATGTATCATCTTGATAGGGGTAGATAGAAAAGAATTCCCCGTCTACTAATGTCAATGCACCGAAAGGTGTATATCCTACTTTATCATACAACAATGTTACAGCTAACTCATAGAATGCATCTTTGCAATCCGGATCAGGTATAGCGTTATTAGTGCAATTAATTACCAGATCAAAGTCTTCTTTTAGTGCAACTGCATCGGTAATCTCTGTATTAACGACTAAGTCATGTAACTTGTTGTTAAAGAATTCACTAGCAGTTTTAAAATTAATAAACCGCTCGTCAACTAGAATAATATCTTGTAAATTATCTAATCCAAGATCTACTTCTGAAAAATGATAATCATAGAATATCTTTTTGTATGTACCGTAATCTAAGACTGATTCTTTAGGAACGGCATATGCATTGTTATGTACTGCATCAACCATGAAACTATAGTCATTGGTAAACCGGGTGAACGTTTTCTCACATAACTCTCTTGTCTTAGAATTACGAGCATAGTGATACCCACGATGCAAACGATTTTGATTACTATAAGACGTTTCTTGAAACAACTTATCATTTTTCTCAAAGATAGTTACCTTATGAACATCTCTGAGTTTATTAGCAAGGTGGCAACCTACCCAGCCCCCACCAATGATTGCAATTTTCATACGCCTCTGTAATCGTTTAATACTTTAATAATATGTTCTTGTTCGAATAATGTTAACCACCATCCGTTAGGAATACAAATTTGTGTTTCAGTGAAAGATGTAACACCTGGTAAATCATCTTCCTGAAATTGTGAAATACTACTGTATAGATCGTTCCTGAAATGAACAGGGCTTGACATGATACCATGGTCAGTTAAG